GGGTGGGGCCTGTGGGGGGGGGGGGGGGGGGGGGGGGGGGGGGGGGGGGGGGGGGGGGGGGGGGGGGGGGGGGGGGGGGGGGGGGGGGGGGACGAAGCCGGGGGGCGTGGCCATGGGAACTCCGGTCGAAGGAGTGAGGGGTCTACTCGGCAGCGGGCTTGCTGACGATCAGCGGGAAGGGCTTGGTGCTCTTGTCGTGCGGTGCGTTGACCCCAAGGGCGATCTCCGCCCAATCGGTCTGCGTCTCCGTCTCCCACCAGCAGATCGCCGGAGCGAAGTCGAGCGCGCGATCCTTGATGCCGCGCAAAACGGCGCCCGCGGTCATGCCATCGGGGTGCTCAACCGCGACGAACGCGTGCTGCGTGCGGGTGACGTGAATCGTGCTGATGACGTTGCCGGGGTCGGCGGTCCACACCGTCTCCGTCTCGACCTCGGTGGTGGGGTTCGGCGCGGCGACGGGCACGGGCTCAAGGGCGGCGGATCGAATGGCCATGGTCAGGCTCCGGTGGGGGTCGGATCAGCGGCGGGCGCGGCAGGAGGCAGTACGACCGGCATAGTCGGCATGTTCTCCGCCTTGATCCGCGCTACGATCGCCTTCTGCGTGTAGATGTCGCCGATCTTCTTGACGGCGCCCACGGTGTCGAGCGACGGGTGGATGCGCCGGATCGCGTCGATCGGGCCGATGAAGTCCGCGGCGACCAGTTTCTCCAACTCGGCGAGCTCCGCCAGCACCTCATCCGCCGACCGACCGACCTCGGCGTAGGTGATGGTGTACGCTTCGGCCTCCTCCGGCAGCGCCGTGGACCCGTACGCGTTGGAGAGCTTGGCGGCGGTGGCGAGGAGGAGACGATCCCCCATCTCGGCGGCGGGGCGTTGCGCGGCCCACTGGCGGCGCTGGCCGTCGCGGGACACGACGATCGCGTAGCCCGACATGCCCGAGGTGCCGCCGGCCTGGACATCGGCAGCGGAGAGCCCGGCCGACTGAGCCAGGCCCGCTTCGTAGGACAGGATCGCCTCGGCCATCGCCTTGGGATCCATGCCCGGGGCGAGGGTGGTGATCGATCCGTTGCGCTGCCCAGCGGAGCGGAGGAGCAGGATCGCGGACTGGTCAAGCGGGAGCCGGTCCATCGGCGTGATCGCCCCGTCGGCGGTCTTCGCCTGCGGCGCCTCCACGTCGAGGCCCACGCGCTGAGGGTGCGCACAGTCACGGACGCCGTGAACCCACATCGTCCAGAGACAGCACACCTTGAGCGTGCCGTCGATCAGCTCCAGCCGTTCGTCCCAATGCCAGAGCTTGTCGGTGACCTCCGGGTGGTACATCACCCAGGGGAAGATCGGAACGCCCTTGCGCACGTAGGGGTAGCCGCCCGCGGGCAACTCCGGCATGTGTGTGCCGGTCACGTCCACCCAGCCGCCGAGTTCAGCGCCGGGGACTTCGATCTTGAACACCGGCTTGGTCGGGTCGCTCACATCCCAGGTGTCGCGCGTCCACACGACCTTTCCTTCATGCCGGCGGAGGCGCAGTTCGCGGAGACCCACCGGCACGTCGGGGCGGCGCGCGTCGGCCCATGCCTCGGTGACGAACGACGGCGCGACGACGCGGTAGGAGACACCCTGACCCGCGTACCAGTCGAGCCGGATGAACGAGTCGCGGATGCCGAGCGTGATGAGGTGCCCGCGCTGCCGAAGGGGCCAGAGCTCGGGGCGGAGGATCGGCGAGAGGTCGGCCCCGTTCGCGTCCACCTGTGGGCGTTCGCTGTAGATCACGTTGCTCTGACGCGCGTAAGACTTGAGCGGGTTGCGCGTGATGTCCGGGTGCGTCATCCGGTCGAGGACTTCATCGGCAAGGAACTGCGCAAGCTCCAGTTTGATGTCCTCGTACGGGTTGCCCAACAGCAGCCGCTCAGCGAGCGACGTGGTCTGCATCCGGCCGACATCGGCTTCCGGCGGGCGCGGCATGTCGGGGATTGACATCGAGCTCAGTCTACCGCAGTCAGTGTCAACGGGCTACCGTAAGCGGGCCAGAATGTCAATAGCCCTCTCGCACGTCTCCGATGTGGACCTCGACCGCGCGTGGCTGCGGCACTTCAACACAGACCCACTGTTCCGGCACTCCGAGGGTGCGGCCGGTCAGGGCGGGATGTCGCCGGGTCAGGAGCAGTTTCATCGTGATCCGTCGTCACGTAGACTTCTGCGTGCGGCGAACCAGGTCGGGAAAACGCGCGCTGGATCGGCAGAGATGTGGTGGACGATGCTCGATCGCCACCCGTTCCGCGAGCCGCTTGGCCGCGCGTCGGTGGGCTGGATCATCCTCCCCGACCTCAACGACTGGCCCAAGGTCAGCCGGAAGATCCGCGAGTTGGAGCCACCCGGCGCGCTCGACGGGGGCTGCAAGTACGACACCGCCAAGGGCTACACCTACCGCGGCGCCCGGGGGCTAATGACCCGCAACGGGTCGTTGGCGATCCCGAAGTCGGGCACGCAGCAGCAGACCGCGCTGGCCGGAGATACCCTCGACTGGCTCTGGTTTGACGAGCCCCCGAAGGCGAGCCATTGGGGCGAGGCACTGTCTCGGCTCGCAGTCAACGGCGGCTACGCGTGGCTCACCTTCACCCCGATCGGCAAGCCGCTGGCGTGGCTGAAGACCTACCTGCACGGCAACGCGGAGACAAACGAGGAGGGGCATCCGGAGTGGTCGGAGACACTGATCAAGCTCACGCCCGAGAATGTTCCGCACCGCACCGCCGACAACATCGCCAAGCAGGTCGCCGCGTACGACGCGTGGGAGTACGCCCAGCGTGTCGAGGGCGCGTGGGAGGGCGTCACCGTCGACCGCTACCTCCACGGGTTTTCTGAGGGCTGCGTGGTGGACCCCGACGCGCTGCCGAAGATGGAGCGGTTGGGGCTCGGCATGGACCACGGCGAGGGCATCGGCAAGGAGTACGCCGTGCTGGTCGGGTGGGACGGGTGGCGCTTGTGGGCGCTCGACGAGTACAGCGCCACGGCCAACAGCACACCCGCAGTGGACGCGGCCGGGATCGTCGCCATGCTCGCGCGGTGGGGCCTCTCGCCGCAACAGGTGGGGCTCTGCAAGGGCGACATCAACAGCGGCGGCAAGCTCGGCGCCGGGATGTCGGTCAACGAACTCATGGAGCGAGAGTTCGCGCGGATCGCCAAGCTCGCCGTGCCCCCGTTTCGCATCGAGACGCCGAACAAGGGCAAGGGCTCGGTGGACACGGGGCGGCGGGCGCTCAACACCGCCTTCCTGTCGGGCAAGGCGTTCATGCTGCCCAGCGTGCCCCGGCTCATCCATGCGTGTCGGCACTGGCGCGGGGGGCGTGACCTCGCTGATCCGGTTGACGCGTACCGCTACATCGCCGTGGAGTTCCTTGACGCGCGACCGCAGGGGCCGGGAAAGTTGGTCATGGTGTAGCCGGCGGCCAGCACCAGTCCCCGCGGCACCCGCAGCCGCACCCGTCGATCAGCCCCTTGCGCACCATCGCGCGCAGCTTCGCAAGCAGCACCTTCTCCGGCGCGGTGGATGCGGCTCACAACTCCCCCCTCCCCGCCGCCGCCGTGATCCCGCGCACCATGCGCGCCGTCTCCGCGAGCACCAGCACCTTCGCCTCCTCCGCGCGCTCCGGCTCCCGCTTCGCCAGCACCGCCGCCATCGCGATCCGATAGGCGCCGTAGCGGGCGATGGCGTTGGCTGACGCAGTGGTGATGACGTGGCTTTCGTGCCCGTCTGTGGCGCCGAACCACGGACGCACGGCAATCCCGCACGCGGCGGCGGCTTGCGCTTCGTCGGGGGTGAGGAGGTCGCCGGGGGTCATCGCGCACCTCCCAGCACAATTCCATCGCGGGGCATCGGCACGACTGGCCCACCGTCGATCGACACCATCTCCACCCTCGGCCGCCCCACGCCGCGCGCCGGCAACCCCAGCACCCGCCTCCACCACCGCACTGCGCCAAGAGTGACGCCGACCTTCGCCGCGATGACGTGGTCCCGCTCCACGCCGTAGAGGGCGCGGACCTCTAGGGTGAGCCATGCGGGGGCGGTGCCGGTCATCGCCGAACCGGCCGCACGACCACGAAGATCGCGAGGATGCTGAGGACGAGGAGCAGGGGCCACACGCCTGCGTCGGGGTGCCAGCCGGCGAGGGTGAGGGTCTCGAGGAATCGCATCGGTGGTATCTCCTGACACCTCAACCCCGCCGGCATGACCCGAGCAGGGGAGGCGGCTGCGATGTTGTGGGAGCTACCCGTCCCCG